ATATGGGTGTACCCAGTGTATTCTTACGTACATTTGGTTGTAACTTCCAGTGTGCAGGCTTTGGTATGCCCAAAGGTGAAAAGACAACTGAGATTGAACCTATAGTTGCTAACAGAGCAGAATACAAAACGTACAAAGACTTGCCACTGGTTAGTACAGGTTGTGATAGTTATGCATCATGGCATCCAAAGTTTAAACACTTGTCACCAACGTACACTACAGAAGAACTTGCAGATATGATTGTAGACACACTACCGTTTAAAGAGTGGCGTGATGAGCATTTGGTTATTACAGGTGGTGAGCCATTGTTGGGTTGGCAACGTGAGTATGCTAATCTGCTTAACCAACCTAAGATGCAGAAACTAAAAGAACTTACATTTGAAACAAATGGTACACAACCATTACACAAAGATTTTAAACTGTTCTTAGCAGACTGGACAAGTCGTAGATCAGCAAGTGCGTTGACATTTAGTATAAGTGCTAAACTAAGTTGTTCAGGTGAAAAGGCAGAAGACGCTATCAAGCCTGAAGTAGTAGCAGAGTACAGTTACTTTGGTTATGCATATTTGAAGTTTGTAATTTCAAACCAAGATGACGCAGAAGAAGCATTAGAAGCAGTAAAACAGTATAGACTTGCAGGCTTTGACGGTCCTGTATACTTTATGCCCGTAGGCGGAGTAGAGAGTTTATATAGGTTAAATAATAGAGCAGTAGCAGATTTAGCTATGCGCAATGGTTTACGTTATTCGGACCGACTACAGGTCCCGTTATTTAAAAACGAATGGGGTACATAATTGCCGTTAGACACCTGGCACATGGGCAAGGGTTATTTTGAAAAAGACCAAGGCCTTAACTATGTCAAAAATTGGCGACTAAAATACTGTATTATTCCAAAACGCTGTTGGTTAAGTAAGCGTTGGTGTATGTTCAAGTATATGTATGTTGGCAGTAATTATTTTAACAGCCCAGTAACTGGTGTACATTTTAGCGAATACTATTACGTAGAAGCAAAACAATTTTTGTTATGGCGATTAACTAAGGACTAGAATGAAAGAAACTTGTGTGATTTGTAACAAACCTATTGACCCGCATTGCCAGTGGTCAGCCTGTACGCTGGCTAATAAAATGAAGTCAGCCTCTAAGGTAAAGTCAACTTACGACGAAGTAAGAAAAAGTCCCGACTATGACGGGAAATTCTATCCCGAGTGGCAACAGGAACTAGATCAATTTACTGGAGAACATTAATGTTTGATTTATTCAAGAAGAAAAAGAAACCAGAAACAACAGAAGCACCCAAACCTAAAAAGTCTGAAAAAGAATTAGCAACAGAAAAAAAGGAACCTTGGGTCACTGTAGTTGCTGTTGAGATTGACACTGATGATCCAGGGAACGGTGCGTTTGAACTTGATTGGAATGAATACTTTGTAGCAAAACTAGTGAGAGCAGGGTATCAAAAGAAAAAAGAAGATACAGATGCTGAAATAGTTGATCGTTGGTTCCAAGCAGTATGTAGAAATGTACTACAAGAAAATTACGAGCAGTGGGAAGCAAATCAGCCTCAAGGTGCACCAAGACAAGTTAATCAAAACGATTTAGGAAACGGTCGTACAGAAGTCTCATGATTTTATATGTAAATGGTGATAGTCATAGTGCTGGAGCCGAAGCGGTAAATGATTATTGTTTTGCAGAAGATGATCCTTTTTTTACAGGTCTAGGTCGTAGACCACATCCCGAAAACGAACGTGTAAGTTACGGGTGTTTACTAGCAAATGAATTGTTTGCAGTTCTACATTGTGATGCGGAGGCGGCAAGTAGCAATGATCGCATAATAAGAACTACTCGAGAGGCGTTAACACAGTTTACTCCAGATGCTATCATAATAGGTTGGAGTACACACGAACGAGAAGAATGGTTCCATCATAATCGTTATTGGCAGATTAGTGCTGGTGGATTTGGTTTTGATTGGCCTGAAATATTCAAAGACAAATACAAATTCTACATTGCTGGGATAGATTGGTTAGAGTGTGAGCGTAGAGAGCATGAAAAAATATGGAACTTTCATAAAGAATTACAAGACCTAAAAATACCTCATTTATTTTTTAACACCTATAGTAATTTTACCAATATCCCAATGGAAGATTGGGAAGATTGTTTTATTGAACCCTATAATCCAGAAATGACCTATTACAATTATCTTAAAAATCAAGGACTTACAGCACTTCCAAGTTATCACTATAGGGCAGATGGACATCGTAAATGGGCAGAATTCCTGCTACCGCACTTGACCAAGTTATTATAATATGCTAATATTATTACATGAAATATCTGATTGTAGACACAGCAAATACATTCTTTCGTGCTCGTCACAGCGCCAGCCGTCAGAGCGACACTTGGGATAGACTAGGCTTTGCCGTACACGTTACATTATCTAGTGTAAACAAGGCATGGCGTGATCATAAAGCAGATCACGTTGTGTTTTGTTTAGAAGGGCGTAGCTGGCGCAAAGACTTTTACGAGCCCTACAAGAAGAATAGAGTTGTAGCAAGACAAGCATTAACAGAAGCAGAAGCAGAAGAAGATAAGTTGTTTTGGGAAGCATTTGATTCACTTAAACAGTTCTTAGACGAAAAGACCAACACCACAGTATTGCGTCACGAGAATTTAGAAGCAGATGATTTGATTGCAGGTTGGATACAATCACACCCAAACGATGAACATATTATTGTCAGCAGTGATACAGACTTTCATCAACTGTTGGCCAGTAATGTAAAGCAGTACAATGGTGTTGCAGATGAACTACACACCCTGGAAGGTATATTTGACAAAAAAGGTAAGTTGGTGATTGATAAAAAAACTAAAGAGCCTAAGAAGATTCCTAACCCAGAGTGGATATTGTTTGAGAAATGTATGCGTGGTGATCCTACAGACAATGTGTTTAGTGCATATCCAGGTGTTAGAACTAAAGGTAGCAAAAACAAAGTTGGATTAATGGAAGCATTTGAAGATAGAAACAAAAAAGGATTTAACTGGAACAATCTAATGCTACAGCGTTGGATGGATCATAACGGAGAAGAACATCGTGTTTTGGACGATTACGAACGCAATAGAGTACTTGTTGATTTATCTGCACAACCGGAAGATGTTAAGGCACAGATCGCCGCAACAATAGCAGAAGGTAGTACAAAGAAAAGTCGCCCTATGGTAGGCGCACAATTTTTAAAGTTCTGTGGCAAGTATGAACTGAATAGGCTCAGTGAGCATAGTCAGCAGTACGCAGAATTTTTAGGAGCGGAGTACCCAGCATGACAGAGCTAATAGCAAAACCCGTAATTAAAAACAAATATTGGGTTGTTGAACAGTCAGGTAAAAAGATTGCTACTATCCAAGCAGTAGAGGATGGTGGATTTGTCTATGTACACGACGAACGTAGAGAGCGTTTTGCCAGTGTAAAAATTATTGGTAAGAAGTATAATATTCACTTCATACCTGTTGAAAAGAAAGCAAAGACAGAAGTAAAAGAAGTGTATGGTTTTCCTGCCACTGGCAGAACGTACAATGAAGTTTATGATGTAAAACATAAAGTAGCGGTGTTTACTAAACTGCCAAAGTCACGCAGTCATTATTGCGCAGGTTGGTACTTGGTAAAAACAAATAGCAAATGGTCAAAAGTATTTTGCCCCAAGACAATAGTTATCAAACGGTATCCTTACTTTGGTCCTTTCAAAACAGAAGAACAGATGTTAGAACAATATAATAAAATAGGAGGCAAGAATGGCATTTGATTTAGAAGCATTTACAAAAAGAACAATTAGCGATCCACTTGAAGTTGATATAAACAATAATGTTAAAAATCAACTGGAAAGTTATGACTATAAAGTTGCAATAGTTGTTAATACTGCAAGTCAATGTGGATTCACACCACAGTATGAAGGACTCCAACAATTACATGAAAAATACTCTAATCGTGGGCTATTAGTTATTGCGCAACCAGCGAATAACTTCGCTGAACAAGAACCAGACAATGATGCTAATATTAAAATATTTTGCGAAACTAATTACGGAGTAAAATTTCCTATATTACCAAAAGCAGATGTTATCGGTGATACACCAACAGAATTATTCAAACTGTTAGCAGAAGCAACTGGTCAACCACCAAAGTGGAATTTCCACAAATATATTATTACTGGTGATAAAATCTACAGTAGATCACACTTTCAACAGATTGATGAAGATTTTGTAAGTTGGATAGAAGGTTTATTATGAAATATTTCAGCCAATGGTTCGCTATTGGATTTTTCCTAGCCGCAGTTAAATTATGCAGTCCAGCATTAGCACAGGAACTTCCTCTCGACGAAGAAGGTGGTGATATTTCTGATGCTATGCGAAATAAACCAGTGGAATGTTATCAAGCACAAAGTGTAATTGAACAGGCAGACAAAAATGGCTACGAAGTTTTCTGGCAAGGGTCAAATATAAAAGACAACTTCCCAGACAACACCATTGCTATCTTAATTCGTCCCGATCTGAATGCATGGATTGCATTAGAGCTGAATGCAGAAGCGGCCTGCTTACTAGGCTATGGTGGTAACTTTTGGTTGTTTAATCAGTTCTATCCAAAATTAGAACCAATTGACGAGGGAAAAGAAGATGGAAAAGATCAGTCTAGCAATTAAGAAGTTTAACGATAAAGTAAAACTAATGAATCAGACTGGTAGTAAACAATTAGCACTAACAGTAGAAGAAGCACGTAATTTACACGCTGATATCTATATACTGTTAGCTAATCTAGCTGAAATGCAAGCAAGTGAGCCTGCAGATCAAGTAGTAAATTCAATAAGTGTTGACGGCGGAGGGTTCAGATGATTATATACCCAGTTTTTCCGCATAAATACAGTATTCAAGGAAACATGAGATGTCTAGACCAAAGCCGACGGTTTTGTTAGAGCATGTAAACAAAACAAATTATAAGAGCGACCAAGTTCTCAGCAGTGAGGGGATCTGGGCTGTCTATTATGATCACCGTCCAATCAATCTAAAGACTCACAACATACTATTACATTACCCTGGACCCAAGTACAAGAAGGTAAGTTTTAGTAATAGTGGACATGCAATAAACCTTTGTAAAAAGCTCAACAACTTGTTTAAGACAGACAAGTTCTCAGTGGTCCTACTGAAAGAAGGTGACCAAATCTTCCCTTAACCAGCTTCAGTACGTTAAGCTATTTTTAAATAAGGGTGGCTATGTTGAAGCCAACCTAGATCTATGGCTAAAGGAATGGTTTTGGAACCATCGCAATACAAATAACTTAAGAATAACTCAAAAGTGTTTTAAGTATCTAATTAAAATACAATTTCCCATCTACGAAGTAAAACTTCCAGAAAAGCTCAAAAACCGCACTCTGATTCAGATGAGCCGTTTGCTCAAGTGTTGCTACTACATCCAAAATTTACAGACAGTTTGGCTTACGGGCGAAGAAGAAACTGTAATGCTCAAACTACACGCAGATAACCTACAGCAATACTTAGATAATCTCTCTTTATAATCAACGACTTACAAGCCCTAATATAGTACTTGACTTTCGTCCCGAAAGAGTCTATAATAGTCTTTGATAAGTTGATAAAGGAGAAGTTATGTCAGTTACAGAAAATCGGACTGTAAACGTTGAAGAAGCTCGTACTAGAATCAAACGATGCTTTACGCTAAAACGCCCTGTATTTTTATGGGGGCCTCCAGGGGTTGGTAAAAGTGATGTGGTAAGCCAGATCACAGACGAATTAGGTGGATATATGATTGACCTTAGACTTGGTCAATTGGATCCAACTGATATTAGGGGTATTCCGTTCTTTAATAAAGAAGCTGGTAAGATGGATTGGGCACCACCAATTGAATTACCAGAT